AGAACCATCCTTAGATCCGATTGTTCTGGGTTCTTTCGATAATATTTTTGTAGAAAATAATGGAAGCAATTATGGAACACCAGATATTCTAAACTTCCATAGAAAACCATTTGTTTCTGTAAGAAAACAAACATCAGAAGCAATATTAAAACCAGTCGTTTCTAATGGTTTGATTGTTGATGTTCAAATATTAAATGCAGGAAATGGATATGCAAATGACATTGACGTTGTTGTTACTAGTGGAAGTGGAAAATATGTTGAATTATATCCAACTGTGGTAAATGGAAAAATAACTCAAGTTTTAGTTATCAATTCTGGAATAAACTATGATGAAACAAATACATCAATAACCATAAAGAAAAGAGGTTCTGGTGCTAGATTTGAAGGTAATATTTTCGAATGGCAAATAAATCAAATTGAAAAAAATAAGTCAATCATTAACTCTGAAGATGAAGGTGTTATTATACCAAGTGATGTTGACAAATTCGGATTACAATTTATAAATTATTATCCTTCCAAAAAATTAAGAAAAAATTTAAATAATTTTATCGATATAGAAGGAAATGAAAATCCACCAGCAGCAACAACAAATCCATATCAAATTTTAGGATGGGCTTACGACGGAAATCCTATTTTTGGTCCTTATGGTAAAGTAAATGGGCAAATCAAAAGATTAAAATCAAGCTATAATAAAATTAGTGAGTCGGAAAAAAATCAATTAATTGATTTAAATGTAAGACCAAATTTTGATGCTGGATTTTTTATTGATGATTTTTATTTTGATAGATCAGTATCTGAGGGAGATTTGGACGAGTGCAATGGAATGTTTATAAACACTCTTGATTTTCCAAATATTAATTATGGATATTTCCTCAGTCTTGATGATGATGGAAATCCACAATATCCATATTTAATTGGTTCAAAGTTTAAAGATTTACCAATAGAAGAAAATTTTGAACCATCGTTCAACCAGGAATTGGATTTTAATGATTTGGATATAGTGAGAAATACTGGTCCGTATTATTTGAATTCTACATATGCATCCTATGGTTTAATTAATAAAATAGAATCAAAATACAAACAAGAATTTGTAGTAAAACAAATACAGTCTTCTGGTATAAATTCCGTTTCAATTTATGATCCAGGTCAAGATTATAAATCAGGTGATAATATTGTTTTTGACAATTCAACTTCTGGTGGAACTGGAATATCTGCTGCAATTTTAAGAGTCAAAGGAAAACAAGTTTCGAATATTCAAATTGGAGTATCTACTTTTTCTGGTGTAACTTTCATCACAAAGGGAACAAGAATAAAAGGAATTACAGAAACACCTCACAATTTGATTACAAATGATGAAATTTTAGTCACCTCTATTTCTTCTAGTCCGTATAATTATATTCAAGGATTTAAAAAAGTATTAATAAATCAAAAAAGTGTTAGTTTAATAAATGATATTCCAAACCAATCAACTACTGGTGTAACAACTTATATTACTGTAAATGATATTTCTGGATTTGAAGTCGATAACTTAATTAGAATTAATACAGAAACTTTAAGAGTTATTGATATTTCATCTTCGGAATCAAAATTATTTGTAAATCGATATGAAAATTATACTGGAATTCATACTGCAGGAATTGCATCCGTAGTATTACTTCCAAATACATTTACATTCGATGCTCCCCAATATAATGATACTATCATAGAAAATAAAACCACTTATTTCAATCCTAGCAATACAATAGGGATAGGAACAATTGGAACAAATTATTATAAATTGGTTGGTGTTAAAACTGATTTTGGAACATTTAATGCTGGAATAGTAAATTATATTGGAATTAATACTACTGCATTGGAAATTGGTGATTATGTTTCGGGAACTAATGTTTCTGCTGGGACAACTGTTATAAGTGTTGGAATTGGAAGTATTCAAATTTCACCAAGTCATACTCTTGGTGGAGGAATTTCCACTTCTTTAATTACCTTTAATAGATCAGTATATGATAAATTTGTTCCATCTCGTTCAATTTATATACCAAATCACAAATATTATACGGGTCAATCATTAACTTATAATGTTGGGTTGGGCGGAAATGGTATTGTAGTATCAAATACTGGCACAGGTTCTACATTTAGATTAAATCAAAATCAAACAGTCTATGCAGTCAATTTGGGAAATGACTATGTTGGATTATCTACCTTAGGTTTTACAACAACTACAGGAATTGGATCAACATCAAATTCATTGTATTTTAGTTCATCAACAAATATTGGATTAGCACATTCATTAGCAACACAATATTCAAAACTTACTGGAACTTTTGAAAATTATTCCGTAACTGTTTCTACAGCACAAACACATGGATTACAAACAGACGATAAAATAAAATTCAATGTATTTCCAAGTTTTTCAAATACAATAAAATTAAGATACGATACTGCACTCAGAAAAATCACAACAGATAAAATTGATTTTGATGCTTCTTCAGTTGGTGTAAATACACAAACAAATGAGATTACTATAACTGGCAATAAATTAAAAACTGGTGATAAAGTTGTTTATTATACTAATGGAAATACCTCCATTGGTGGATTGACTAATAATAATACTTATTACATCTTAAAAGAAAACCCAGACAAAATAAAATTATCAAATTATCTTTACGATACAACAGTTGGAACTTGTATTAGTTTCACAAGTGTTGGTGTTTCCAACCATAGTATTGCTCTTATTAATCCACCAATCAGTCTCACTAAAGGTGATATATTGACTTTTGACTTAAGTGATGCTTCTGGTATGGATTTGAGGTTATACAAAGATCCAAATTTTGCTAAAGAAATTGAAAACTTTAAATATATCAGCAATAACACAAGAGTATTAAATACTCAAACGACTGATGTTCCAAATGAACTATACTATAATTTAATACCATTAACAGATTCATTTACAGAATTATTCCAAATTTCTTACGACAAAGAAGTTGTTGCAAACAATAGAATTAAAATTGTTCCTAGTGCATTCAATAATGAATATCCAATTATAGGAATTGGAAGTACAGCATTTAAATTTAATTTAAACACAAAACCAGAAAATACATCATATACAACTTCAAGTGGAGTATCTACTATTTTTTATGATACAAATTCTACCAATACTTCTGGACCAATATCAAAAATAAAAGTTAATTTTGGTGGAAAAAGATACACAAAATTACCAAAAATATCTTCAATTGAAACTGTTTCTGGAAAAAATGCAATTCTCAAATCATCATCTTCTACCATAGGAAAAGTTGATTACTTAGAGAGAGTCAAAGATGGTTTTGACTACCCAACTGATAGCACATTAACACCATTTTTGAGCTCTCCAGCAATAGTTCAAATTAAAGATATTTCAAGGGTTGATTATGTTGGCATAATAACTGGAGGAAAAGGATACAATACTGCCCCATCACTCAAAGTTATTGGAAATGATAAGATAAAGTTATCTGCCGAATTACAAAGTGGAAGTATTGTTGGTGTAAAAGTTGTTGAAAACACTAATGATTTAATCACACCATTAAGAATTATACCTATAAACAATTCTAATGGATATGAGATTGATGACATCGTAGCAGAAAATGATGGTTCTACAGTTACTTTAGAATTATTAAATGATACTCAATTATATCCATTAATTACAACTGGATATGGAAAAACAGAAACCGTATTTCCATTTGCTGTTGGAGATGAAATCTTTATAGAAAAATGCAGACAACAAGATAAAACAAAAGACAATTTCAACTCAAAAGATTATGGATATAAGTTTTTCACTGTAACTGGAATAAGTTCAGAAAATTTTACAGTAACCTTCAGTATGACTGGAGTGAAAGATACATTAAATTTAAATCAAAATAATCGTGAAGGTAATTATATCAATACTTATGGTTATGGTGTTGTAATCAATAAAAAGGATATGCCCGAATTTGAGATGATTCTTATTGATGATTTGAATTATATTTCTGGGGAAAAAGTTACTGGATTTGATAATTCTGGTAATTCAGTATTTTCTGCAATTGTTATGGAAAATGGTTGGGATAATGATATCAATCAATTACGATTGGTTGATACAAAAGGTGAATTGGAAGTTGGAAATAAACTAAGAGGTGAAAAATCATTATTGAATGGTACTGTTGAATTTGCCAATAAGTTCAACTTAAAATCAACACTTGGAGCAACAAGAGATAAAGTTAATGATTCTGGGAATGAAGTTGGATTTTTAAATAATTACCAACAAAGAATTTCAGACAATTCTTATTATCAAAAGTTTTCATATTCAATTAAGAGTGAAGTATCTTATGATGTATGGAAAGAACCAGTTCGTTCTGTTATTCACCCAGCAGGGTTTAAAGAATTTTCTGATTTAGATATAATTAGTATTGTTCCATCAACTGCAACCAAAAATCTAAAAGTTGGAATTGCAAACTCCACGTTAGATTTAATTATAAATCTTGATGATGTATCGTCATTTTATAGTAGAAATAATCTATCATTAGTCACAGAAGATGAAGAAAGTTTATTTGAAGATGGTTCAATTGAGAGGGTAAATATTGGAGCAGAAGAAGCAAATGTTGCTGGTATTGGTATAACTGGACCCATTTTTGGTGTAGCACTCAAACCTTATACTTTAAGTAAAACAAATAAGGTTTTGGTGATGGACGACATAAGTAGTCAATTTGATGGTTCAAACGAGTACATTTCAATCGGAACAACAACTGCTACATTTGATAGTTTCTATCCATATTATATAAATCTCAATACTGACAATTTAAATGTTGGTGATTATGTGGGATTTTCTGCTCTACTTATCCCAGACAATACCGTTATTACTGAAATTGGTATTGGTAGTGTAAGATTGAATCTTCCACACAGATTAAATCACGGCATTGAAACATCTAGTGTAAAAATTAGAAGAAGACTTGCTGGAAGTTCTGTAGTTGGAAGTAAATCTTTCAGTTTAACTAGTAAGGGAACACCATTATTCTATCGTGAATTTGATAGTTCCAATAGTAATATTGTTAGTATTGATAATGATATCATAAATCTTCCAAATCATAATTTCCAAACGGGACAGAAAATACTATATTCTGGAGTAATTGGATATATAAACCCAACAGGGGCAGCAACTACATCGGTTGATGATGCATTTGCTTATGGTATAAACAAAAAATTTGATGATACTGTTTGGGCTTCATTTGATATGACTACATTTACATTCGACTCAAATTAAAACATAAATAAACAAAAAGGCAGTCTATTAAATAATGGCGAAACTAGGAATATTTACTGGAACCTCACCAAATGATACTACTGGAGATACCTTATCTCAAGGTGCTGTAAAGATTAATAGTAACTTTAATGAAATTTATAATGCAATTGGAGATGGGACAAATATAACAAATAGTCTTTCATCTATTACAGTTGCTGGACTTTCTACATTCACCAATGGACCAATGTTAGTTGGTTCTGGGATACAAACAGGAACCTCAAAACTTCAAATATCTGGAAATACTTTTATCACAGGTTCTGTTGGTGTAGGAACCACAAATCCATCATCAAAACTTCATATTGTTGGTGATGGTAGATTTACTGGTATAGTTACTGCTTCTAGTTTTAGTGGTAATGCTTCTTCTTCTGGTTATGCTACAACAGCAGGTATAGCAACTTA